AAGTGTACAAACAAATACAGTTTTACAAATGACAGATAACACAGAAACAATAGGTGGAAATTCTATAACCATAACCCCACTATTTACTTTAGATAATGCAGTCATGGCTGATGTTCAAGTTAATGATATTCAAGATCAAATCCTTTCTGCAACTAGTAATGTTATGACAGCATCTGAGGCAGATAAAATTGCAGATCAAATCATTGCCCAAAATTTAAAGCAAGAACAAGAAGAGATGGAAGAAGAGCAGCAGGAGTCCGGGGAATATGGAGATGAGACAACACTAGTTACATATATGGGATACAACCCAAGATTTAATGCCTATAGAGGTGTTATAATAGAAGACCAAAGTAATTGGTATCAAAGCAAATCTATTTATGGAGATGCAAAGATTGATGATAATACCAACGCATATTACAATTTAAGTAGTGAGAATATTAACAAACTTCAAACTATTATTAATTCACAGGTGAATTTATGAACTTTTTAGAATCAAGACTTGGACAGATCGTTGCATTAGGTGGATTAGTAGCAACTATTGCAGGCGTAGGATATACCGGGGCTGAATATATCCAAAGGATAGAAGCATTAGAGTCCCAAACATTAGTTTCTTATGAAGAAGATATAAACGAAATTAAAACAGAGATATCTTTAATTAAAGAAAAAATTCAACGATTAGATCTTATTGAGGGTCTAAGAGAAGATGTTAATGAAAATAATAAGGACTGGGCTTTGCTAAAAGAGCAATACATGAACTCTAAAGCAGACCTTGAGAAACAAATTAAATCTTTGGAAAGCAAATTAGAAAAAGATAAAAATCCATTAGCGAGTTAATTATGGCATTTAAAAATTTATTATCAGGCAAACTTAAAAATGTAGTAGGGAGCATTGCTCCTAACCTTGGTGCAGCATTAGGTGGACCATTAGGTGGTATGGCAGGATCTGTTATAGCAGAAGTATTGGGAGTGCCTAATACACCAAAGGCTATTGAACAAGGAATCCAACAAGCTACACCAGCCCAAATGCTTGAGCTTAAAAAGGCAGAGAAAGATTTTGAGTTGCAAATGAAAGAACTTGAGGTAGATGTTTTTGAACTAGAGGTCAAGGATAAACAAGACGCTAGACAAAAATTTAGTAGAGATTGGACTGCTAGGATAATGGGTATTGCAACGGTTGGAGGTTTTCTTGGTTATATTTTCTTAGTTACTATTCAACCACCAGAACAAAATTCTGAAGCATTAATAAATTTAGTGTTAGGTTATCTTGGTGGATTGGCTAGTGCTGTGATATCTTTTTATTTTGGTGCGTCAAACACATCTGATACGGGGCAGGATTAAAGTGTGGCAGGGTTTAAACTTACAACATTCAGTGGTCTTAATAAAAAGATCAGCCCAAGACTATTGCCAGAAGATGTTGCTCAAGCAACAGAAAACGCATTCTTAGACAGGGGTAGACTAGAGGGTTTACCTCAAGACACTAACGATGCTTCAGAAACTGGACCAACACATCCAGCTTCTCATATAGATTCTTCAACAAAAACTATTTTCAAAGCCACAAATTCTGCTTGGTTTACTTTCACAGATGATGTAGATGTTATCAAAAGTCCAATAAAAGAAGACGCATTTAGTCGTTTCTATTTTACGGGTGTTAGCGGAGCCTCAGGCTTCCCCAGAATGGTGGATGCAAGTAATGGTATATCAGGCTCAGGACCATACCCAGTAACCTCATATAGGCTAGGATTACCCACTCCAGGGGCATTCACTTCTGCACCATCAGTTAATAATGCAACCGCAGCAGAAGGAGCGGCTACAAGTTCTCGTGCTTATATTTATACAGAGATAACTTCTTTTGGGGAAGAGGGACCACCAAGCGTTGTAACAGCATCTGATATTGTTGATGCAGCTGATGGTGCTACAGTAACCCTGTCTTTGCCAGCGGCTTCAAGTGGCACATATAGTATTGCTAAAAGAAGAATATATCGAACAGATTTAAATGGTGTATTTAGATTTGTAAAAGATGTCTCTGGCACATCGTCAGGAACCACAAACGACACAGTTTTAGACGCTTCACTTGGGGAAGAAATAGAATCTACCGATAACCTTGCACCACCAGACGATACTTCAGCAGACCACCCGGATGGTCCAATGCTAGGTATTACTGCTATGCCCAATGGTATAACAGCAGGATTCAGTGGCAACACATTATTATTTAGCGAATCTTTTTTACCACACTCTTATCCACTAGCCAATCAATTAACAACGAATGACGATATAGTTGGTATCGCATCTATTGCTTCAGGCTTATTAGTAACCACTAAAGGCAAACCATATATAGCTTCAGGAACAGATCCTAGTGCTATGTCTATGGTGGAGATTGATGCAAACTTGCCAAACTCTAACAAGAGATCCTTGGTTGACATGGGTGAATATGCTATCTACGCATCACCAGATGGATTGGTGCTAGCAACCAACTCAGGCATACAATTAATTACACAACAAATCTTTACTAGAGATCAGTGGCAAGACTACTACCCAAGTAATATTGAAGCTTATGAATACGAAGGAAAGTACATAGCTTTTACATGGGATGGTTCTAGTGGAGCAACTAAGAAAGGATTTATTTTTGATCCAAGGGGTGGGAAGAATGCTTTTGTTGATTTAGATTTTTATGCTCATGCAGGATTTAATGACAGAGAAAATGATGAGCTTTATTTGGTTATCGGTGGGGTTCTTAAAAAGTTTGGAAGATCTAGCAGTGCTAGGACATATACATGGCAATCAAAAGAGTTTTATACCAACAGACCTATATGCCCGGGTGTAGCAAAGGTAAGTGCTGAATCATATAACAGTCTTACTTTTAAGTTGTATGCTGACGGCTCTTTAAAACACACCCAAACTGTTACTAGCGATGGAATATTTAGATTACCCGGAGGTTACAGGGCAAAAACATTTCATATCATACTAGAGGGAACCGATCCTATTAATGAAGTATGTGTTTATGAAAGCCCAAGGGAGATAACCTAGTGGCTAAATCTAAAGGTACTTTCGTTGTACCAAGAAACTTCGATCACGAAGGAAAGCGTTTTGCTTCTAAAGTAAATGAATCTATTGCACAACTTAAAGGAGAGATAGGAAATCCTTTAGATGCTGCTGTAACTTTTAGAGACCTTATAAATTCAGGGATTGCCAAGCGTGATATTAGAATTGGATCTAATGGTCAAATAATAGGCTTAGGATCTCAGGGTGTTACTTTTGGTGATGAAGAAGTTCTTGGTATCCCGCCAGCACCCACAGGCGTAAGTGCAGACGGAGCTTTTCAAAACATTGTTATAGAATGGGATGTCCCAACATTCTTTGGTTTTTCACATGCTGAAGTATGGGCGGCTACAACAGACACATTTGCAGACAGGGTTTTTATTGGTCAAACTACCGCAGCGGTATTTTCCCACCAAGTTGGGAATGCACAAACTAGATATTATTGGATTCGCTTTGTAAATACCCAAGATACTGTCGGTCCTTTTAATTCAACTACTGGCACACAAGCAAGCACCGTAGAAGATATAGGTGCCATGATGCAAGAGCTTTCAGAAGACTTGTCCAGTTTGCCGGGATATCAAACATTAATAGCAGACGAATTTAGCGACATAGCCTCAGATATCTCAACTTTGGAATCAAGCGTGTCTTCTTTGCAAACCACTGTAAGCGGATTATCAACCGCAACAACAAGAGTTATAAAGTCTACCTCTGCTCCAACACAAAGAGATGATGCTACTAGCTTACAGGGAACAGATATTTGGATTGATACAGACGATAATAATCAGGTTTATGTTCGTAACGCCGCAAACACTGCATGGGTAAAATCAAGAGATTCTAGTCTTGTTACCCTCGTTGGAACATCTAGTTTTACAGGAAGTGATTTAACTTCCGCAATGGCTTCTGCTCAATCAGATATTATTACAGCAACAAATACCAACACCTCTCAGGCAACAGCAATCACAAACTTACAAAGCGATCTTAGTGCAGCAGAAAGCGACATTAGCACTAATGCTACAGCCATATCAAGCTTAGGCACGAGGGTTACAACTGCTGAGGGAAATATCACAAGCATAACCTCAGATGTTACAACCTTACAAAGCGATCTTACTACAGCACAGGGTGACATAACCACTAACGCCTCAGCTATTTCTGGGTTGCAGACCCAAATCACATCTAATGATGGCGATATTACAACTCTTACTTCAGATGTTACAGAGTTGGAATCAACCCTTACTGGCTACAGCTCTTCATCAACTGTTGCCTCTGCCATCTCAGGATTGCAAACGCAAATAACAGCAAACGATGGAGACATTACAACAATTACTTCTGATGTTACCGAGCTAGAGTCAACCCTTACTGGATATAGCTCAAGCTCTACAGTAGCCTCTGCAATCTCTGGATTACAAACCCAGATCACTGCCAATGATGGGGATATCACAACGATTAACTCAGATGTTACAGCACTTGAAGCTACTCTTACAGGTTACAATTCATCATCAACAGTAGCATCCGCCATCTCAGGATTGCAAACCCAGATAACCGCTAATGATGGAGACATTACAACAATAAACTCAGACATTACGGCACTCGAGGCTACTCTAACCGGGTATAGCTCTTCATCAACAGTAGCGTCTGCAATATCTGGCTTGCAAACACAAATTACTGCAAACGATGGAGACATAACATCCTTAAGCAGCTCTGTAACAAGCCTAACAAGTGATTTGTCTACAGCCGAGGGAAATATATCTAGCAATGCTAGTGCTATATCCTCTTTACAAACCACAGTAACATCTCAGGGAAATAGCATTAGTTCAAATGCTTCTGCAATAACTTCTTTGCAAAGCACCACAGGAACCAACAGTGCAAGCATTACTTCCTTGCAGACTGCAACAACCAATTTACAGAACGATGCAAACGCATCCTATGTATTAAAAGTAGAAGCAAATGGTTCTGTTTCTGGAATGGTTTTAGAAGCAAATGCTTCTGGTGCGGGAGCTGGATCTGCTGTCCAGTTTGTCTCAGATAAATTTGCAATATGGAATGGCTCTTCAGGCACAGCACCCTTTATTGTATCTGGTGGGGTTGTTTATATAGACGATGCTAGGATTCAAAACGGTGCCATAACAAATGCTAAGATTGGAAACCTTGCTGTAGACGAAGGCAAGATAGCCAACCTAGCTGTAACAAATGGAAAGATAGCAAACTTAGCCGTTGACAACGCAAAGATAAACGATCTTAGCGTAACAAAGCTTACAGGAACATTTGCTCAATTTGAATCTGTAATAACTGGACAGTTATCTGCTGACAGCATTACGATTGATAACTTAACTTTAGATACCAACGCATCAGGCGAACTTATTATTAAAGAAGGCGGTGTTCAAACTGGAAATATTTCAGCTAACGCTGCAACTGTGTTTGATGTTTCAACTGGTTCTTTTATTGCAACAGGTCAATCAGCAACCAATCAGGTTCTTGTTACAGGGGGCGTTGTTCCAGCACCGCCATCTGGAGAAATACAAAAACTTTCTATTCTTGGAAACACAATGAATAGCGGTAATAACCAAAGCACCCCAAGTTATTTTATAAGTTATATTATACAGGCAAGATCTGCAACCACAGAGGCAGGAGTAGCAAGTGCCAGTTACTCAACCATACAAACATTTACAACAAGAGGAGAGGCTGGAGAGGCTTTCCAAAGCGTTAGTGCCGCTCATACCACAACCGCAGGTAATTATTATCAATTTAGATTTTTAGTAACATATAATAATTTAGCAGTTATGACTGGTGCAACAAGAGGGTTTGGACCAAGTACATTACAAACAATGGCAGCGTATAGATAAATGAGTAAAAGAAGAATCAGTTGGTATGACAGTGATGGAAATATAAAGTTTGTCCAAACTGCTACGGTTGGCTTGGAAGACGCACCAGAGGAGGGTCTTAATTTCATAGAGGGTGAGCCAACTGGAATTGTTGGTTCAAGGGTTGTTGATGGAGAAATAGTAGAGGGCACTGTTAATTATGAGATGCCATTACAAGCCCAAGTCAGGTTTATAAGAAACGCAGACCTCTCAAGATCAGACTGGACACAAGCAGCTGACAGCCCCTTGAGCGAGGAAAAGAAAGCAGAGTGGGCAACATATAGACAACAGCTAAGAGATTTACCCGATAACCTAGGAAACGCTTCATCTATAGAGGATGTAACCTTTCCAACACCACCCTCTAATTAGTAATATAAGGGTACATAATTAATAAATTTAATGGTATC